TCTGCCGTAGCCGTAGTCGTGACCGTAGCGGCAGTCTCCTGCTGCCACTGGATGAGATGCCACGCAGTCCCATCTTTTGCAACGGCGCATCTACGCTGCCCGTTGCTCGGGAGGTTGATAAACAGGTTGATTGCCGACACTGTCAAAGGAGAGTACCGAAACGTCACCGTTTTGAATTCATTGGTTGCCCATGCGCCGGTATACGTGCCCAGCTTGATCGACTTCTGTCGCGGCTGAGCAACCGCTACATCGAACGTCAGCGGCTCTGCCCGCCGGGGCTCCCGCTCGACCGCCTGCACGACGCGGGCAATCCGCGCCGCACTGCGAGTGTCGAACTGCGTGAGGTCAGCCATGACTAGATCGCCGGCGGTGTCGTGGGCGGCGTCCCGAACAGCGTGGAGAAGTTGGCCTCGGGATTCACGCGACGGTTCAGGATCGCGGGCACGCCCAGCGTCAAGCCGCCGCTGCCGTCGAGGCCGACCGGATTCGGCGATGCGATCCACTCGCTGTTCTCGAAATCGAACACCATCGCCCTTCTTTTCTGCCCGCTGGCGATGAAGTTCCAGCCAACGTCGGGCAACTGGAGATTGTGGCCCGACTGCCGGTAGTGCAGTTCCGCCGTCGCCTGCCAGTAAGACCGGATCGCGCCGCCAAACTCCTCGCGGGTTGTCGTTACCTTAATCTTCTGTACTTTGATCGTGTGAAGGGGGCAGCCAAAGTACGTGGCGTTGTTCACGCAATTCATTGCTCCGTACCACGACGATGGGAACTGCGAGTAGTTTTTCGTGACCGTCGCCACGACCGTAGATTCCTGTGTCACGAGGCCGGGAAAATAGTCGTAGGCCGAGTTCGTCAGCGGTCGCAGCGTCGTGCCGTCGTAATAGGTGAGAGCCGGCACCTCGCCGGGCTGCGAGTCAAAGTCCCACACGGCGGAACGATCGACCGGCGACACCAGTTCATCGAGCGTGATGATGCCGTACTCAAACAGCACATGCGTGTGATACGTCGAGCCGTCAAAGCCCTCCGTGAGCTTCATCGACCGCACACGCTGGTCGGTGTACGTCGGGTGCTGCGATCCCAGGTCAATGCCGAGATGCTGGAAGATCGCCGTCTCTGCGGTCGGGTTCGTCGGCGTGTCATCGCTCAGGATGCACACGAACTCCCGCGTCAACTTGCGCGGCTGGCCCACCTCGTACTCGGCCTTTCGCGGCAGCTCTTTCGATGATACGACGCCCATGATGTGCCTTACGGGAGGATGGTTACCGGCAGGCCGAGCCTGTTGAGGTCGCGCTCAATGCTGGTGGCAATGCGTTGCAGCAGCTTGTTAGACAACCGCTGCTGAATCAGTGCGGGGTCTTGCTGCTGGTTGAACAAGTCAAGAACAAGCTGCTGCCCTTCCTGCGTCCGCACGTCCGCGGTCTGCACCTGACGAGGGCCGAGGGTGTTGAGTTCGGCGAGACGCTTTTCTTGGCGGTCGAACTCGGCGGCGTCAGCCTTCGCTTGCTCTTCGGCGAGCTTCCGCTGCTCCTCAAACGCCGCCTTCTGACGCTCGGCGACTGCTTCCTGTTGCTGGGCTGCGGCCCGCTGCTGCTCCTTCTGCCGGTCTTCGTCAGCCTTGGCGGCTTCGGCAATCGCCTTCTCGTTCGCCTTGACGGCATCGGCTCGTGCCTTTTCCGCCTTGTCAATGTTCTTCAACTCCTGGTCGAAGAGTTCCTGCTGACGGGCCACCTCATTGTCGAACGCTTCCTTGTTCAAGATGCCGTCGCGGGCCTGTTCCTGGGCAGCGGCGATGCCCTCTTGCAGCCGCGCCGCAGCCTCGGCCCCTGCGTTGCCGAACTCTGCCGCCTTGTTGATCGTCTGCCCAATCGCTTGATCGACTTGCTGAAAGGCTTGGGCGAATCCTTCTCCGAAGCCCTGCTCCGAAGCCTGCTGCTGATCTTCAAGCTTCGACTGCAACTGATCGAGTTGGGCCAGGCGAGCGGCGGCGGCGTCCGCTTCCGCTTGCGTGCCGGCCTGTCGTGCCGCCAAAAGGTCAGCCGTCGCCTGTGCCTGCTGCTCTTGAACGGCGATGATGTCCTGTTCAACTTGCGTCTGCTCCTGCCCGGCGGCCAGCAGTTCGTCTACCCGTGTCCGCTGGTCTTCGAGTCGCTGCCGCTCTGCGTCAGCCGCAGCCGCCGATCCGTCCGCGACCGCCTGCTGCTGGTTGCGGATCTCTTCCAGTTGGCGAATCCGCTCTTCGCCGTTGGCAACAGCCTGCTCGTCGCCGTCGCCGCCCGCCGCGGCAACCTCTTCCCGCACGCGGGCGATCTCGCGTTCGACAGCCAGCACTTGCTCCGCTGCCTGTGCCCGGTCAGTGTCGCCGCCGAACTCACGCTGAATCCGGGCCTGCTCAAGAAGCTGGTCGGATACCTGACGGTCGGCCTCGACTCTCCGCTCGGCTTCGTCGGCAGCCTTGCGAGTCTCTTCTTGGATGACCTTCAGCGACTCGATCTGCCGATCGTACTCCGCGGTAGCGTTCGCCACGCCGCGAGCGTACTGCTCGGCGTTCAGTTCACCGCTGTTCGCCTGCTCCTGCAAGTCCTCTAGGGCTTTCTGAAACTCGAACGCCGCGTCGAAGCCTGCCTGCCCGAACTCGCCAGCCTTTTCGATAGCACCGTCGAGAGAGTTGTTTCCGGCTTCCACGGCTCGCTGCAAATCCTCATACGCCTTCTTCTGCTCAGCCGTCATCGCGGCCGCAGCGGTAGCGGCTTGCTCCACCTTCTCGGCTGTCTGCGATGCGGTTTCTTCGACGCCAAAAAACGTCTCAGCGAAGAAACCCTTCACCGACAAGATGAGGTCGTTGATCGGGCCGAACGCATCAGTGATCGAACGACTTACGAAGTCGATGGCCTGGCTGACCCCGCGGGCTGCGGCCGCGAACGGCTCAAGTGCCGTCGAGACGAGGTCGAGCACGACGCTCGCCACTTGTCCAATCGTGTTTACCAGCACGCCCAGGATGCTCGTGAACGGGGAGAGGATGTCGAGGACGTTGCCGAGCACCCGGCCGAACGAAGCGATGGACGGGGCCAACGCCTCCGCGATGGACTGAGCCACTCCGGTGAAAGGCGTGAGCAACTCGCGGCCGAAGCCGAGGATACTCCGCTGCACGTCCTCGAACGCACCATCAAGTTCTAGCAGGCGGTTCGCTTCTAGTTGGCTGATAGCACCGCCGAACCTGCGGATAGCTTGCGTCGATCCTTCAATCTCACCGAACGCCCGCACGAGGCTCTCGCCGCCACGCCCGAGGATGTCGATCTGCAACTGAGCTTGTCTGGCCGGCTCGGGGATCTGCTCCAGGGCTTCGGCCACTCGGGATGCGAAATCGGTCGGGTCGTTCTGCCCTTGCTGGATTTCTTGAAGCGAAAACCCAAGCTGCTGCAAAGCGTTGAACGTCTCGCCGCTGCCGCGGGCTGCATCTGACAGCCGCGCCCCGAATCGCTGCACGCCGGTCGCCAGAGCCTCAACACTGACCCCTGCCCGCGTTGCTGCCTCTTCGAGCACTTGGATCGTCTGGAAGTCCACGCCCGCCTGCCGAGCGGCGAACGAAAGTTCCTCTACCCTGCCTGTCAGTTGCGTGAGTCCCTGAGCAACGGCTGTCGCCGCAGCGCCGAAACCAGCCACGCCAGCCACGGCAACAGTGAACGGATTCACGAGCCCCGCCACCGAAGCACCGATGCTGGTAATCCCTTGCGACAGTCCGCCGCCGAACACGCGGGCCAGCCCCTCGCCGGCAGATGACAGCCCCGAGAGCCTGCCCGCCACGTTGCCAATCGGGCCGGGCAGTGCCGACAGCACGCCGCTGAGTTCGTTGAACTTGAGGGCACCGCCGTCACCGGCTGCGTCCGACGCTGCCGCGTACTGGTTCGCCGCAACCGTCGCCTTGGCAAACGACTCGGCCGATCGCTGCACAGCCAAGCCGTACTGCGTCTCATCGAGCAACCCGGCATCGCGGAGCCGGTTCAGTTCTGCGATCGACTGCTCGTATGCCTTGGTGGCCCGCTGCTCTTTCGTCAGGTTGGCTTCGACAATCTGAGCCGCCCGCCCGAGGTCGCTGGCAGCATCGTTCGCCGCCGCCTGCAACTGCTCAAGCGACCGGGCGTAGTCTTGCGGGCTCGTCAGCCCGGCCTTTAGGCTCTCGGTCAACGCCCGTAGGCGAACCTCGAACTTTTCCTGTTGCGCCGCGGCTGCCGCCGACTCGCTGCCAAACTTCTTGAACACCGCCGTGACGCTGGCGGCTTCCTTGTCCAGTTGGTTCAACGCCTTCTCAACAGGCGACAGGCTCTGCCGAACGCCTGTCGCGTCCGCAGAAATCTTCATCGCCAGTGAGAGCACGTTCGCCATCAGTTGAACCCAAGCTGTTTCTTCAGATCCAGAATCACGTCGCGGGCCTGCACCTCGTGCTGCGGGGCTTCCTCGACCGGAATGAAGTCGCTCGCCTTCGGTGCCTTGCCTTTCTCCGAGTACGGTGCCAGGATCGCCGAGACAGTCAGGCCCGTCTCGGCCCAACTGTCAGGGATCGCGTGGTAGTACCGCGTGAAGGCCATCCACTCGCCAAGCTCACGAGATGACATTCGCCGCTCGATCTCGCCTACCGTCATTCCCAGATGCCCCGCCAAACGAAACATGAACCGTCTCGTCGGGCGGATGTTCAGTTTTTTGCCAACTCCTCCACGTCGCTTTCGCTCATCGCGTTGTGCTTCATCGCCTTGTCGAAGAGCCTCGACACGACCTTCGCCGACTTGCCCGCCAACTCCTCGACCTTCTCATCGCTGAACAGCCGCGCGCCGGTCTCGGGATGGCAGAGGCAGCGGGCGAGGAACTTCGTGCGGAAATTGTCGATGCCCGTCTCACGCTTTCCGATCCACTCCCGCTCGTAGGCATCACGCTCACCCACCGTCATCACGCGGATGCCAAGGGTCGCGCCGCCCCACTCCTTGACCGTGACCTTGAGGATGCCGAGGTCTTCGGCGGCGAGGATCTGTGCTGCGAGTTCTTCGACTGTGAGGGTCATGCTTGTTACTCCTGAACGATGCGAAAGACGCTTTTGAGGCGATACACGTCGTTCGTTTTCGCACTCACGTCAAGCGTCTGGCAGATCGCTTTCGTGGTCAGCGTGAGCCCGCCGCCAACGAAGGAGAGCAGCCCCTTCGTGCCGTACTCGCTGAGCTTCATCGCAGCCGTCGAGACGCTCGCCAGTTCGACGGTGCC